CTATTTTTGATGCTTCTGTTGAACCATCAAAATTTGTTGCCACTGATGCTCTCATCTTATTTTCCGAATTAGTAGAGGAAATGGGAAGAGTCTTTAGCGCCTGCTTTGCAACCAAGTCACTTTCTCCTTTTTTATTTTCCGATGCAGACGCCGAGACAATTGAACACCTTTACCTGGAGATGGTAGAACTAGTTCCATATATGATCAACGGAGATTTGGAGTCTGCGGATTCCACTCCTGAATCTTTCTGGACACAATTGGATCTTCTGAATAGCAAATTATTGTCGGCACACGCCGGTGCCAATCATCCTGCTGAGAAATTACAGTTGTTCAATAGATTGGTCACTGTTCGCAAGTGGATCTCAGAGTTTAACGTTGTTCAGAACTCCGGGTCTCTACGCGAAGCTCCATTCTGTGTTTCGTTTTCAGGACCCTCAGGAGTAGGAAAGACTACTATTGCTAATCTGATCAACATCTCTATATTGAAATCTAACAATTTCGATGCTGATCCAAAAAAAGATTGTTTCTCACAACGAGAACGATAAGTATTTTTCTAATTACCGCGCAGATGTTACTTCTATTATTCTTGACGACTTGGCCAACACAAATCTGGATTTCTTAACGGAATCCCCATTGGTTAGTCTTCTTAAGTTTAAGAATAACAATCCTGAATATGCTGTCATGGCCGATTTGGCCTCTAAAGGCAAAATTCCTGTTAGGCCTAAAACTCTTATTGTCACTACTAATGTACAAGATTTCAAAGCAGGCAAGTTCTCTAACTGCCCACTTTCCATGTTGCGCAGAGTAGACGTTCATGTCGAAGTTTCTGTCAAACCTGAATTCCGCGTTGACGGAACCAATTTCTTGGACCAAGGAAAAGTCTTAGAATTCCTCGAGACCAAAGAAGGTTCAGAGAAACTTTATTCCGATATTTGGGAGTTTCGTGTAGCCAGAGCAGTTGATACGGACCCAAGGCGCCCTGAAGACAATAACGTTAGTCTCATTAACCTCGTGTGCGGGACTCAATATCCTTTCAATGCATCTGTAAGTGAACGTGGAGTGTCTATTGATGTAAATCAACTCACCAAGTTGTGCATCAAACTATCGCACGTGCATTTCCGCAACCAGAAGACCACTGTTCGCAACGCCAACCAGCTTCATAAGATGGTTGATATTTGCCAAGAGTGCAACTATCCTATGCATTGTTGTGAGTGCATCCAAGTCCAAG